TCATACGCTAACAGTAGCCTTAATATGGTCGTATGGATCATAATCAGTAAGAGTGAAATCCTCGTACTTGAAATCAAAGATATTCTTCACTTCCGGATTGATGTGCATCTTAGGCAGAGAGCGCGGAGTGCGGGTCAGCTGCAGTCGAGCCTGTTCCAGATGGTCGAGATACAGGTGAGTATCGCCGGTAGTATAGACAAAATCGCCTGGTTTCAGTCCTGTGACCTGAGCCACCATCATCGTCAGCAAAGCATAGCTGGCAATATTGAAAGGCACGCCGAGGAAGGTATCGGCACTTCTCTGATACAGTTGGCAACTCAGTTTTCCGTCAGCCACATAGAACTGAAACAGTATATGGCATGGTGGCAGATTCATATTGTCTATATCAGCCACATTCCATGCACTCACGATGAGTCGGCGTGAATTAGGATTATTCTTTATCTGGTCTATCACCTCGGTAATCTGGTCAATATGTCCGCCGTTATAGTCTGGCCAGGAGCGCCACTGATAACCGTAGATGTGTCCCAGGTCGCCATCCGGGTCAGCCCATTCGTTCCATATTCTCACTCCGCGTTCCTGCAACCACTTCGCATTGGTATTACCCTGCAGGAACCACAGCAGTTCGTATATAATACTCTTCAGGTGCAGTTTCTTAGTAGTCAGCAAGGGGAATCCCTCCTCCAGGTTAAACCGCATCTGATTACCGAAGACCGACAGAGTTCCCGTACCTGTGCGGTCACCCTTCTGTATACCCTCTGTCAGAATTCTATTCAACAAATCAAGATATTGTTTCATATGTCCAGAAAAATTTCCTGCGAAGGTACGAGATTTTTTTCTCGTTACAAAAAAAATCTAACTTAACTATACCATAACCTTTTGCCATTTTAACTCTGGACACATCCTCTTTTATTTCTTATCGTATGAACCGATTATTTTTTTCCGTTCTTGATAATCATATAAATCCATGGAAACCTAATATTGCCCCGTTGTTGACTTCATGGTAAATGTATGGGGCGTAAAACGAAGTGGTAGAATGAGAGGACGGCACAACCGAACCGAAAGCCGTTTGTTTACAACGAGTTAGAGAGATTGGGAGAAAATGAGCCAGAAAAACGAAACGGTTTACATTGCTTTACATTTGGCTTACGTCAGGGAGCATGAAAAGGGCGTTTCAGGGGCTATTTCTTTACATCAGGCTTTGCGGATCGTCTGAAATTGGATGACGGACTGGGTGATTGTGATGGAGCGGCGCTGGTCGCTTTTTTGTGCTGCTTTTGAAAATACTATTTGCAAAATTCTTCCATATAATAATTATTTGGTATATTTGCACCATAATTGAGATTGATATGGCAAAGGTGATACATGTACATCTACTATGCAGGGGCCGATATGAGCGCAAGGACTACTATTTTGCGAGCATATCAGCCATTTATACAGTCCTGAAGCCCGAAGAAGTCGGGGCGACAAAGAACTATCTACTACATGCCGGACTGTCAGGAAACGGCACAGTATGCACGAAAAAGGCCATTATAAAGCAATCTACGCTTATCCGTTGCCCAAGGCACCAGGACGGCGCAGATTGACGTAAAAACGCCGTTAGAACGGCTTTCTGACGGTGTTGTATTTGAATGCTGTTCGGGGGAGTTGAATGCTCCCCCTTTTTTTGTGCCCCAATGTGCCATTTTTAGCACTTGGGGTTACACTTGGGGTTACAATTAGGGGTTACATTTTGTGTGTTGTGATGTTTGTGTTTAGGGGTTACATTTTTATATACTTTGGGGTTACATTAGGGGTTACATTTGCCGTTTTTTTTTTTTTGCTACGAGATAGGGAAACGGACTATTTGAGTAAATTTAAGTCGATTTTTAGTGTTTTAGGATGGGGAAACTGCCACCATTTTGCACCCTCGCACATTATTATATATAGTGCATAAATCCCCTATTTATAAGGGTTTTGCCGTGTTTTCCCTCCGTTTTTCCCCTTTGAATTGTGCGTGTGTGGCTTATTCGAGACGTATGAGACCGATGACGAGTGCGACCGCGTGGATGTCTTCGTATAGCAGTTCAAAGGGGTCATAGTCGGTGTTATCAGAGACAATGAGGATGTGTTTTTTGTCTGATCCAGGTTTTATTCGTTTGATGAGCGGTCCTTGCGTGGTGTCGAGGACGTAGGGCTTATTCCATTGGAAGAACAATCCCGACATTGGCACACGTTGACAAGCCACGATGTCCCCAGAGATATATGTCGGCATCATGCTGTTGCCTTTCACTGGCATAAGGAAGTCTGCTCCATTGAACGCCGGTACCACATAACGCTCGCACTCATACTCCAGCACAGATTGTTCCCCCGTCAGGGCACCAGCCATCGCGCTGAATGGGATGAGAGGAATTCCTTGCTCATTTTCTTGTGCAATCCAAACTTTTTTTGTATCTTTATCACTGACATGAGGCTGTTCATCAGGGGGTGTGTCAGTAAGAGTACTGTTTGTTTTGAGCATCTCTCCCCTACCGGTTAAGAGCCATTCTTCATTTACATCTGGGGCATAAGCGAGAAATCTTGCAAGATTTTCTTCACTTATTCCATTGTTTTGTGTAAGAATTCCCCTTGTAGTTCCAGATTTTTTGTAAAATTCATACTCCGAAACTCCTATCTTTGTTAAGTAAAGCAAGATTTTTTGCTTTATAGGTGATTTTTCTTGTCTATTTTCTTGCATAATCGAGAAATCTTGTTTATCTTTGCAGCGTGTTAACGATATTAACGCTGCGCCAAAGATACGAAAATTTGGCGAGACTAACGAAAAATAACAGTTAAAAGTCAAGAAACGCTAATAAATAAACATCGAGACTATGTTACAGAAAGAATTTGAAGACCGTATCGGTCGCAAGGTTACGACCGAGGAGTATGTAGAAGCCAACGCCGTGTATATGATGGCCGGAGAGTTGGACAAAGACGAGTTCTGCAGGGAATGGCTGAAGATTGGCTCGTCGAAGTTGGTGCAGTGCCTGTTCGAGAAGGCGCACAGCCTTGACCAGGATCTGCAGGAGCAGAAACTGATGGTTAACGAGTGCCAGGAGATGATCAGCGATGCCGCTGACGCCATGCTGGAGATTGGCGACACTATCAGTCCGACAAAAGTACGCGAGGAACTGGAGAAGAAAGCCGTGTGGCTTGTTGGCCGCAAGGAGGTGGTGAAGCGCAAGGCTGCCCATGAGTACATCTTTTCGAAGGAAGACCTGGAATATATCACGAACAACCTATAATAAACGATTATGACAAAGGTATTTCAACAAGAAATCTGCCCAGTGTATAATACACAGGGCGACGTGACAGCGGTGAGAATCAACTACCGCGTGTTCGGCAAACTCGTGAAGACCGTTAGGAGACCTATAGAGAAATGTACGGTCGTATGGTCTAAGACTTTCCGTCCGAGAACTCAAGAACCTGCGTCTGCGCTGCAACAGTTAGGTCGGGCAATGTCAGAGATATGAGCTGCACAATGTCTTCATACAGTTTCAGCAGGTATTCCGCCCTTTGTTTCCCGATGGAAACGGCCACAGAACCTTTGGCGTACCACCCTATGGAGACATCCTGCTGTGGCTTATGGAACACAACGCTGGTGTCCCGCTTGTCAAAAGCACCTTTCAGATGGTGCAGGCACTGTAGCCTTGGCTCCACCAGTTCCCTGAAACTGTTTTCGTCCAGAATGCCCTTCTCATCGGCTACTGTGACGGATAGAAGATACAATTTAAGCATAGGTAATGATATTAACAGACTTCAAAGGTACGCATTTTTGCGTGAAGTAACGAACAATTAACAAATTATAATAGCAATGGCAAAGAAAATTTATTTGGAGGATAAGGCCAAGGCCTACCTCCGTCGAGAGTTCAAGTGTTCAAACGTGATGGTGTGGAAAGCCCTGACGTTTGAGAGTGACAGCAAGTTGGCCCGGAAGATCCGCTTCGTGGCGTTGAAAGAATTGGGCGGTGTGCCCAACTGGAAGCCTGAGGACATAGAGACCACCCATGAGGAGGCAGATAAGACCATGACCCAGACTTTCGGTGGCCGCGTGAAGTTAGTTGCCAGCAAACGCGACACAAGTGTCCTGGTGTATGTTGACGGCAAGATCGAGCGCCGTGAGAACTGTGAGAGCGTCCCAGAATTTATCGCCCTGCAGAATGAAGTTCAATGTATGGCCATGAGCCTGTAAGGAGTGAGTTATGGAGTATTACGGCAAGATATTGTGTATCTCGTACAACGACCTGACCTACGATGACCGTCCCGTTGTCGTCAATGGTAAGGCGGACTACAGCCACAGCCGGTGTCTGAATGGTATTAGACCAGAGGATTTGCCGATAGAAGTTCTTGCCCCCATCATGTCGATACCCAACTATAAACAACTGGCATCAAGCAAACGATCCCAAATCAATGTGGTGCGCAAGGCTCATGGCCTGGGCAATTATGCCCTGATTGAGATTGCCACGCTGCCTCTACGTTTCAGAGACCGCATCAAGGCTAAGTACGGAGAAATGGAGCAGAACATTCTGAAGGACTGGTTCGGCCAACATTACCGCATCGACGCAGAAGCCCGGTCGTTTTATACCCGTTTCCGTTTTGAGGACGGCAGTGTCCTGCCACCTGACAAGATCAACGAGTACACGGTGAACGCCTCGGTGCTGAAGGCTGTTGTGAGTGTGATGGCAGACACGAACATCATGCGCAAGGCGATGAACGGCCAGACGATCAACTGGGGCGAGATGTCCGGTGCCATCAGTTACTACAAGGCCGAGTTCGGCCACACACTGCCACTGAGTCCTCACCGCTTCCGTGAGCGTGTAAATGCTTACCAGAAAGAGGGCTATGAGTCGCTTATCAGCAAGAAGTTCAAGAACCAGAACACGCGCAAGGTGAACTACCGCATCGAGCGCCTGCTGCTGAGTCTTGACAGTCAGCCTGAGCGTCCATACAACACCACGGTGGCTGAAATGTACAATATGTTTGTGATGGGTGAGCTGCAGGTGGCGGATCCTGAGACAGGCGAATTGTTTGACCCTCTGGACTTCGTGGATAAGAAGGGCAACCCCATAGTGCTGAGCGAGGCCACTATAGCCAACTATCTGAACACGCCAAAGAACAAGGCGCTCAGGGCCAAGTTGCATGACACACAATGGGATTTCAACAACCAGTACCGCCCGTATCACCTGCGAGCCCATGCGGTCTATTCTCTGAGCAAAATATCGCTTGACGACCGCGACCTGCCTCGTCCGATGCACAACGGCCAGCGTGTGAAAGCCTATTATGCCTATGACGTGGTGAGCGGTGCCGTGGTGGGCTATGCCTACAACCGACTAAAGACCCGTGACCTGTTCCTGGACTGTATGCGCAATATGTTCCAGACGCTGGACCGAAATGGCTTCTATATGCCGGCAGAGTTGGAAGTGGAGCACCATCTGGTAGAGAACTTCGCTGACGGTCTGATGAAGGCCGGCGTTGTGTTTCCTCTGATCCGCTGGTGTAACCCCGGAAACTCACGCGAGAAGCGTGCCGAGCATTTCAACAGGGCCAAGAAGTACGGGGTGGAGAAACGCCTGCAGGTTGGTGTAGGACGTTGGTACGCCCGGCTGGAGGCCAACCGTCCGAAGGTGGATAAGGTGTATGACGAGCAGAACAACACCTACAAGGAGAAAAGTTATTCATACGATGAACTGGTGGCAGACGACATCAGGGCAATCCAGGAGTATAACAACCAACTCCACCCGAATCAGAAGATGTACCCCGGCATGACGCGGTGGGACGTACTCGCGGGAAGGCAGAACCCCGACCTGCGTCCGTTTGACAAGGCTGTGCTTTACCGTTTCATTGGCGAACACACCTCCACGACGATCAAGCAGAACATGTACTGCACGGTTCAATATCAGCAGTACCGTCTGCCGAGCCCGGAAATAATAGACCGGCTTGCCCCGAGGAACATGAAAGTGGATGCTTACTGGCTGGCTGATGGTGAGGGCAACGTGAAAGAGGTCTATCTGTACCAGAACGGCGAGTACATCTGCACCTGCGGGCTTCTTGAACGCTATAACGAGGCCACTGCAGAACAGACTGCAGCCGACCATGCCGCCTACACCGAGCAGGCTAAATATGTGAGCCAGTTCGACAAGATGATGAAGGACGGAAAGATCCAGAAAGTGGTTGTGATGCGGTCATCTGACGCCAGGGAGATTGAGCAAGTGGAAGCCCGTGCGGTATCGCAGCCTGTGGAGCAGCCGGACGAGGACTATTCTGACTATATGGACACGGCGCGTTACAAGCGCGAAGCCGTGGGCAGTTTATAACAACATTAAAACAGCATTCAAATGAAGATAACAGACGAGATTAAAAGCCGGATTGCGGCAGCCATTGTGGCCGACCGTGAGAACTATCCAAGCGACAACAAACACGCCGTGAGCCTTGGCATATCGGCGTCAGTATATAACAGCATCAAAAAAGGCATCTGGGAGCGTCAGGTGAGCGATGCCAACTGGGTGGGCATGGCCCGTCGGCTGGGCGTGACCCTGCGCCAGGAACAAGCCTGGAATGCCGCAGAAACGCCGACGTGGGTGTTTATTACCCAGCAGTTGACCGTATGTCAGGAGAGCGGCCTGAGCGCGATACTGTGCGACATTCCGAACATCGGCAAGAGTTTCACCGCACGGGCCTATGCCAAAAGCCACAAGAACGCCGTATATATCGACTGCTCGCAGGTGAAGACCAAACTGAAACTGGTCCGTAAGATAGCCAAGGAGTTTGGCGTGGGCAGTTACGGTCGTTACAGCGACATCTATGAAGACCTTGTGGAGTATCTGCGCACCATCGACACTCCCCTTGTCATACTTGACGAGGCAGGCGACCTGCAGTACGAGGCATTCTTGGAACTGAAGGCCTTGTGGAATGCCACTGAGCGCTGTTGTGGCTGGTATATGATGGGTGCCGACGGCTTACGGGCCAAGATAGACCGCAATGTGGAGTGTCTGAAGGTGGGCTATGCTGAAATGCTCAGCCGCTTCGGTGACACGTTCAGCCGTGTGACCCCCGAAGACGAGAAAGAGCGCCAGAAGTTCCTGAAGGCTCAGGCTGCCATCGTAGCGAAGGTGAACGCTCCGGAAGGAACCAACATCATGCAGATTGTGAACGCCAGCGACGGCGGTCTGCGCAGAGTATATACGGAAATCGAAAAAATCAAGAAAATGCAATGAAGTTGAAACGTGCCTACAGTCCAACGGACATCCTGAACATGAACATCCCGTCGCTCGACTTTACGGGCGACTGGGAGGCTTCATTGGGCAAACCGGCTAAGACTGGCACATGGATCATCTGGGGAAGCCCCGGCAACGGCAAGACGAGTTTTGTGATGCAACTGGCAAAGTATCTGTGCCGGTTTGACAAGGTGATTTATGACAGTCTGGAGGAAGGCACCGGTCTGAGCGTCCAGAAGTCAATGCTGCGTCATGGAATGCGTGAGGTAAGCCGTCGTTTTCTCGTGCTGGACCGCGAGCGAATTGAGCAACTGACAGAGCGTCTGAGCAAGCGTAAAAGTCCGGGCATCGTCATTATTGACAGTCTGCAGTATAGTGGTCTGACCTACAGAGGCTATCAGCAACTGAAGGAACGCTTCTGCAATAAGCTGCTCATTTTCGTGAGCCATGCCGAAGGGCAGCATCCAGGAGGGCGCGTGGCCCGTGCTGTTGAGTATGACGCCGACGTGAAAATCATGGTTGAGGGTTTCCGTGCCAGTTGCAAGAGTCGGTTCATGGATAAGCCAGGTGTGCCTTTTACCATTTGGGAAGAGGGTGCAGCCAAGTACACATTAGGAAACGAAGCAAAACAGAAATGACTATGGCCAGGAACTGGAAGAAGGGTGTGTGGAAACGCCGTTCCAACATACTCTACAGACTGCGGAAGAAGGGTGTGAGGGTGAACACCAAGGAGCGCACCATCTTCATTCCTTACGGCGAAGATCCAAACAAGGAGGTTCAAGTTGGCCGCCTACGGAAAGAATATCATTTTAATGTTCAATTTGAGATAATATGAAAGAAATTAGTTTGACACATGGTGGTCACCAATGGGATAAGAAAAACCTTGTGACCCAGGATGACCGAAAAGGGCAGTACGACCTTTTGAGGTGTAAGTTTTGTGGTATAGAAGGCAAGCGCTATTCGCTTGACACTATACAAGTCTATGACAGGTACGTGAAAAAGATTGATTGCTGTCCGAAAGCCCCACGGGGAAAACAAATCAAGGTTGTCAGAACGACTGCATTCGGCCCTGCATTTGCCAATCTTGTTCCCGGTTCTGTTCATGATGTTGTGGAAGCTCCAGCCGGTCAAGATTCGGAAAGAGGAGTCTGGGTCATGGGCTGTGGCGAACCTGTGCTACTCCTTTTTGGTGAATTTGTCTATTTGTAAAATATGAGACTATGAACAAGAAACAGAAAATCTACATCAGCGGTGCGATAGCGCACCATGACCTGGAGGAGCGCAAGGCTGCCTTTGAGGTTGCCGCCGCCTTTTGTGAGGCTTGCGGCTTTGAGAGCGTGAACCCGTTTAACAACGGACTGCCACAGCCAGGCGACTGGCGTGAACACATGAAAGCCGACCTGAAGATGCTACTGGATTGTGACGCCATCTGCATGATGGACGGCTGGGAGGAGTCGAAAGGCTGCAAACTGGAGCACGACGTGGCCAGCACCTGCGGTCTGACGGTGTACTATGAAAGTGACATCAGAACTATGCGCGTATGAAAGAGAAATGCTGTATTTGCGAAAAGCCCATCAAGGGCAACGGCAACGACCCCTACCCATTGAGGGAGGAAGGACGGTGCTGCGACGCTTGCAATGTGCTGGTTGTGCAGAAACGTTTTGAACTATCGAAAGAACATGACAGCAAAAGACCTAACCCCTGAACAACTGACGTGGTTCCGTGAGAACTTCAATCACACGAAGAACCAGGAACTCGCTGATGCGCTTGGCACCTCATTGCGGTGTATAACGCGGATGGCACGGGAACTGGGCTTGTGGAAAACCAAAGAGTTTGTGACTGCCATGCAGCGCAACGCCAGCGAACATGGTGCACGTGCCACCCGTCTGATGGGTGGCAATAGTGGAGCCGCGAACCTGCAGAAGTATGGCAAGGCAACCCGTTTCAAGCCTGGCACCAGCCAAAAGGACCGCATGAGTGACGAAGCGTTTGCCGAAATGCACCGCCGCATCGGTGAAAGCCGGAAAGAAACATTCAGGAAAGAGCGTGTCCGCGTCAACTGGGGCTTTGAGCAGAAGACGAACCTCCGTGTCATTCGTTGTCCTCCTGAAAAAGTTTATGTACGAAACAAGTTGCGGAAACGCGGCTATGAGATAGCCAGAGCCTCCAATGAGGCAACGGTTACTAATGAGACCCGGCGCTCCATCAGGATGGAGGCACGGGCTGAAAAAATGGGAATCAAGTTTCACTTTAACAATTTAGCGATATGAAAGTTTACATTGAGAAAGCCATCCGCCCGAAGTGGTGGAACCCCATCTTCTGGGTGTTGGTAGTAGTTACCATTTGTGTAGGCCTCGCCATTGGCTGTGTGTGGTCGGTTGTCGCCTTCGGTGCTGGTGTCATTGAGGGTGTCAAAGAGTTTGGTAGAGTCGTTTGGAAATACTGA